GTAAAGCCCTCCGAGCAGATGGATCAAAACTTCTGGCTGAGCATGGGGTTCCTGTGCAGCGCTGTGGTTTTGATGCTCATCGGCGCTTTATAAGGTTCTTGCCTTTCTGTCCCTCCATATCGGAGGGACTTATTTTTTTCGAACTTTCGTGACCTTCACCGTGTTTTTCTGCTGTCCTCTTCCCGGGGACAGCTTTTTTTGATTCGCTTCATAGGACGACAGAGCCAGAATCAGATCATGCCACCCAGTATCTCCTTCCCACAGCGCCCGAAGATCTGTCAGGCTCCAGTGGTGTGCGGAAAACAGATAGTACATCAATCCGAGTTCCGGATCGCTGCCGTCCGTCAGGCGTTTTTTACTTCAGTGATGGTCAGACGGCGATATCCGCTCAGTCTTTCGATGGCCTGAGAGAGGTCTGCAATCTCGCCGGCCAGAAGCATCCGCTTCACAACATCTGCAGGTGTCGCACCGCCAAACTTCTCCAGAAGGCGCTCATCCTTCAGATTGGGTTCTACGCAGCCTGCCAGCAGGATATTGACATCAACATCCTGAGTGAAACGCTCAATGTCATGTACCTTGCCATAGGGCAGAGCCTTCAGCTTGAACACGACATCATGACCGGCGATTTCGCTCAGGCGGTTGACCTTGAATTCTGCAGTGGGAAGCTCCTTTTCCACATTGGGAATCGTGCCGCCCAGCAGCAGATCCAGCACAGAACCCTCATGGCCATTCGTGGCCTTTTCCATTTTTTCTGCCATATTTACCTCCAATAAGAACGGCCCCGCCCCCATCTCTGAGGACGAGGCCTATTTTGTCAGGAATCAAGGATCTCGTAGTCTTCGGCAGTGAAGGGGGCCTCAATCTGGCCCAGCTGAGCCGCCTGCCAATCGGCCAGCGTCAGGTCGTCGAAGGAAACACCCTTGACGGCAATGCGCTGATTATTGGGATTGTCGGGATCATCCAGATTGCTGATGATGGTGTGGCGCAGGTCTTTGCCCTGCTTAATTGCCTCCGCCTCCAGCTTGATCATGCGGCTGGTGGCGTTGTACAGGCGAACCGTGCCGGTGATGGAAACACCGGTCATTTTCTTGCCGGCAATCAGGGTGCGGCAGCGAGCCACATCATCCTTGGTCTTGTTGACCTTGATCTGGCAGCCGTAGCACTCAGACACCTGCTCGCCGTCCACCCATACCTGACCCCAAGTACCGCTGCGGACTTCTGCAGCATTCAGAATTTCAGACATTCAGATTTCCTCCTTACTGTGCCTCAAGCACGATGTGGAAGTCCTCCATGGCGTCCAGCACATGGCCGTACAGGTGGAGGAACACATGACTGCCGGTGTCCTCTTTACGAAGAGCCTCGTCAGTCAGAGCCTTAATGCGGGTGATTTCCGCTGCGTCAGAAGCCTGTGCCAGCAGGAATGCGCGGATCGCCTCTGCATCAAGTTCGACATTGGAGCTGCCATCGACCAGAACACTCTGTGCTTCCAGAGAGTCCAGGAACTCAGACAGAGCCGTCAGCAGAATGCACTTGTTGTCGTAGGTGTTGGCACACTTGCCCAGATACTGGTCTTCAACCGTAGCAATGGCATAATAGCGGATCAGATCCACCGCAGCCACCAGCTTGATCTTCTTCAGCATCTCAGGCTCATTCTCACCCAGCGTGGTCTTGGAAGTGACTGCACGGCCCAGCTTGACCTTGCGGCCGTCGTTGATGAGAATCAGCTTGCCGGCATCGATGGCAGCATCAGCATCCTCAACAGCGTCCACACCGGTCAGCTCTTCCAGAGCGGCATAAGTGGCACTGCACTCAGCAGGGGTACCTGCGAGAATACCAGCGACACGGCCTGCGTACTGCGCAGCCGTAAAGGTAGTTTCACCGGCCTTGATGTTGGTGGCGGAGAAATTCACCACACCTTCATGATCAGCTGCGGTATCAGGCAGAACCGCCTTGCCGATATACCGATTCACACGCGCCTCTTTGACCAAACCGGCCAGAGCGGTGGCATCTTCGGCGGAAATATCGACGGGGCCGACCAGATAGTCGTAGCTGAACGCTGCCAGATCAGCAAAGCCGGTTTCAAGGTCTGCGTCAGCGGCAATAACTGCCACATAGATCACATCAGGCTTGTTGATGTAGCCCACCATCGCCCGCTTGATAGCGGCGATATTATCTGCGCCCAGATCGGCGGGAATGTCGCTTTCGCGGTAGATTGCGTGAACACCGTTGGCCTTGGCGTCACGCAGGATCATGGCCACGATACCGGCAGAAACACGGGTTGCAACGGTATCAGCAGCCTTTTTCAGGGAAAAAGTAAGTTCAGGAAGTCCCATTGTTTCGCTCCTCTCATTTGATAGTGCCCCTGACCCGCAGCGAGTAGCTGTCGGCGATGGGGGCGGAGGCGCCGGTATCCATACCGGGCCGTGCGTCCATCCAAGACGCAGAAATCTGTACATACGCCCGGTCAGGATCCCGGGGCAGTACGGTCAAAGTCAACTTCAGGTGCCTGTCGCCGACCGTCAGAACCCTTGACAGCAGTTCAACGACCTCATCAGTTTCCTTGGAAAGACGATGCCACGATGCTTCATAGTGTTCGTCCAGCTCGTCAAACAGCGTCAGCCGAAGCCGCAGGTTGTGTCGGATCAGATATCGGTTTGCGTCCGTCACCTCGTCCCTTTCTGTTGCCAGCCAAAACGAAGGGCGGTTGAAATCGACGGGGCAGACATCCACATAAACCGTGCGTTCCTTCCATTTGCCCACCAGAACAAGGTTAATGGCATCTACAATATCGGTTTTTGTCATGTAACTCCTCCATTCAGTGCCCTCACAGCGGCTTCTTCAATGCGTTGCGCGGCATCTTCTGCCAGCTGTGACGCCTCATTCTGCCGGGTCTTCAGGTACATGCGTTTTCCGGGAACTTCGGACATCTTCGCTCTGGAGCGCCGTTTCTGCCTAGCGCTTCCGGAAGGCTGGCGTACTGGGTGCCCGCCTTCCAGAGCGTTTGTGACATATCCTGCAGCGTAGCCGTCCAATTCCGTATCGGCCATGGCTCGGACAGCAACATAGCCTTTCCCGCTGCCGACTCGATACTCTTGCACACCGGCAACACGGCCGGTACCGCCGATGCGCCGTTGGACATCGCTCAGAAGCTCCTGTCCCATTTCCTCCATGACCTCGGCTCTGGCCTGCCGAATGACATCTGGTGTCGCTTCCAGAGCCTTGACAACTCTATCTAAGCCCTGAATTTCAAGCGACTGCATCAGACATCCTCCTTGCGCTCAACGATGTACTCGTTTTTATACGGGTCAAGATCCATCACCTGTCGAACGACATAAGGCTTTTCGCCACCGACCTGCACCAAATCGCCGACCCTCAACACAATCGGCTTTCCGGTCACAAGCGCACGCTGCAGGGTTTCGGAACGAAAGACCTCGTCAGATTCGTTTCGGTGATATACCTCGGTCAGGATCCCGGGGAAGGTGAATTCCGCCTGCTTTTCTACGACAGGTCGGTTCATCTCATCGAGTCCAGTTCGGGCATGGGGTTTTGCGGTCATTTTGGTCGGCTCACAGATGGCGGCTCGGATGTTCATCTGGTTCCGGTTGCGGTCTGTGATACCAGTTAGGAACAGGTGCAGGCCGTCAAGCCTGATAGCATTGTGGAGAGTGATATCTCTCCGCCATGTCACCAGCTCCGCATCTCTGGCACCGGTACCGACCTTGGAAAAGATGTTGATTTTATGCGTGAATTCGGCAGATAGCCGGATATCGCGAACAGCGACCCATTCCCAAGTGTTCTCACTCGTTTTCTGAAGTTCCAGCACCTGAGCGGCTTTATCCAGTCTGCCGGCACCGTAGTATCCAGACATAGGTCACGCCTCGCTTTCCTCTGCTGCAGATCCCTCTGTCGGGTCTTCGCCCGCATACCGCAGCTCCAGTACGAAGGAATTGACCATCTCTTTGACGGCCTTTTCATCCACATCAGAACCGCGGCGGTCATAATACACGGCGGCAAGCTCATAGATGAACATGTCATAATTCGCGTTGGCCTTGTAATCGGGAACGCCGGCAGCGCGTGCTTTGGACTTCGCCGCGTTCAGATAGATGTTCAGCTTTTCGACATTATCCTCCGGATAATTGAGATATTCGTTCAATCCCTGAGCTGTTGCCGCCATATATCAACCCTCCAGATTCAGAATGAACCGGCGATCAACCCAGCCGGTGCGCTGGCCGGTATGAACCAGAGCCCAACCCTCGACCATTGCGCCATAGGGCAGCTCCAGTTCCACCAGAACAGCACCGTCAGGCAGAACCTCGGCAATATCAGCCATATAGTGCGGGCTCTTCCGCAGATTCAGGCCGGTAGCATGATTGACCGCAACCAGCTTACCCTCAATTCCTGCGAGGGCCGTGTCCTGAATATCCATGCCACCCTCATCGG